CGCCTACGTTGGCCCTGATCACCCGTTCCATTGCAGGTTGTTAATTTCCGATGCAATCAAAATAGCCATGCTCGCCAACCACGCCGCCCAAATCCGCGCCGATGTTTTGAAGATGGTGGAGGAGTTGAAAAACCATTGCGAAGAAACCACTGGCTACTATTCATGCCGATGCACTGGTGATTCATATGATGTCCGGGAACTACTAAATGAATTGGGATTCGGGGGCCAGGAATAGTGCCCCTAACGCTTTACCGCTGGCCAAAGGATTCGCAAACGAATGTCCCATTTATTCGGCCAGGCAGAAGCGTGGATGCGATTTGGATAGGCATTGGCCGGTGGTTATGGATTTGGAAGAGGGGGAAATGCAAATGACTATAGCCCGCATCGACGCAATTTTGAGTAAGGGGGCGGGGTGATTCCTTTCGTGCTGATGTGCAAGCGCACTGGTAATTTGTTGGAGGGCTTTCGCGTAAACCTCATGGGCGCCGATGAGTCGCAATACATGCTCAAAGATAATTGGACGGTGGCGAGGGTCGCGGTTCATGGGTGGGTGGTCCATAGCCAGCTAAAAGAATCTGGTTTCGGTGGCTTTTGGATATACATGCAATGCACGCCGAATGGGTGGATGAGAATTTTGAAGTACTTGGAGGATTATAATTTCCCCGCTCGTCGGGGAATACGCTGCGGGCAATGCATATTGGGATTACGGTGCATGCGACTGTGAGGCCCATGGACTGGCTAGCCGGCATTACCCGCAGCGGGTGAATTTAAAGTGGAGGATGCTGGTAAATGCGGAAGCTGATGAAAGATAAAATATTCTCGATGCTAGAGGATGAACTAAAAAGAAGGAAACGAAAGCTGGATGACAATCGATATGCCATTTGTCGACTGTCGATTGAGCAAAAACAATTAAAGACCGAGTGGAAAGAGATTAATGATTTTTTATGGGAGATGAAAAAAAGCAAATGACCACCCCACCGAATCAGCGGGTTGAAAGCTCAGCTGAATTAGACGAAATCCGGATGGCCAGTATGGATGCAATTTTGGACAAAGAGACTTATAGCGTGCAAGCAATTTGCTCTAACTGTGGCGATTTTCACCGCATGCGAATAGTAAGAGGCGTGACGGTAGCATCTCAGCCATGTCCTACGTGCGGCTGTAAGCAATTAACGATTAGACCAAAAGTGACATCGTAACCCCGGAGATTAAGTGAAAAAGAATTACTGGAAATCTTTCGGCCCGAAGAGGCTAAAGAGAATTCGGCAGTACAGGGATGTTAAGCAGGTGGATTTATGCAAGCGGGCGAAAATTAGTCAATCCATGTTAGCTCAAATAGAAAGTGGAGCATCCACCCCCTCAGTTGACACTCTTTTCGATTTACTGGCGGCACTGGAAGTAGCTCCGGAAACTTTTTTTAGAAAGGATTTAACGTGGAGGATATGACCAATCAACGGGATTGGAATGAGTTCTTTAGCGAGAGTGATTTCAATCCGTCATTTGACGGCGAAGTGTCTAGCGTTAAAGCTGCGCAGGTTGCCAACGCCCTAATCCGCCAGGCGATTGCCGATGCCGTGACGGTGTATGGGCAGGAGATTGCGCTCTTCCCATCGGAAAACTCAATTATCACCGTTAGAATGATGTCGTGGCTGCCGGAAAAGGATTATTTCGCGAGAGAAAAACGTGACACACATTCCGCCAAATTGATTTGCGTGAAGGGGATTAAGTAATGGAATACTTTTTCGACACTGAATTTATCGAGGACGGTAAAACAATCGATTTGGTTAGCATTGGAATTGTGGCCGCCGATGGCCGGGAATTGTATTGCGTGTCGAGTGAATTTGACGCGAGCAAAGCTGACGATTGGGTAAAGCAAAACGTGCTGACGAAACTGGGTGACGAGCCGCCGGTAGAGCGCGCGGTTATTCGCGACAAAATAAAAGAGTTTTGCAAGTATGGGCCGGAATTCTGGGCCTACTACGCGGATTACGACTGGGTGGTTCTCTGTCAGTTATTTGGAAAGATGATTAACCTACCGAGGCACTTCCCGTTCTATTGCCGCGACCTAAAACAGTTGCTTGATGACCGTGGCTTATCGGAAGTGAGGCAATCTGAGGATACAGCCCACAATGCCTTAAGTGACGCGAAATGGGTGCGCGATACTTATATGCGACTTTACCCCAACCGAGAATTTACCTAATGGCCGCCACAAGTAAGGGAAAACAAAATGCCAGTAGTTGAGAATTGTGAATCTTGTAAGTTTTTCAAAGACGGCGATTGCGTGCGCTTCCCACCCACCCCAGTGCATGAACCTGGAATGTTTCCCAAGACATTGGCTTATTTTCCTGTAGTGAAAAAAGACATGTGGTGTGGGGAATGGGGGAAGAAGTGAGTTTTATAAAAAACCCGTTAACTAAATTCGAGTGGCTACTGATTAATAAGATTTACGGCGATCCAATGAAGAGCAAAATCAATCCAATGGTACTTATTAGAAAGTTAAGAAAAGCCAATGCAAAATAAGCCGCTCATTCTAGCCGACATCGGCAGTAACCACCGCAATTCCCTAGAAATCGCCTATGCACAAATCGAAGCCGCCAAAGCCGCCGGGTGTGACGCGGCAAAATTCCAATTATTCACCCATGCCGAGCTCTATGGGTTGCCGGGTAAACTGGAATACGAGCTCCCCGTCGAATGGTTACCCAAACTAAAAGAATGCGCGGATCGCAACGGCATTGAATTCATGTGCAGTGCCTTTAGCCCCGAAGGTGTTCGCGCAGTCGATCCCTTTGTCACCCACCACAAACTCGCATCCGCCGAAATGAAACATGTCGAAATGATTGCGGCCATCAAAGACACGCGCAAACCTTGGATTGTTTCAACTGGCGGGGCAACCAAACCTGAAGTGCAATGGCTAATCGATAACTTTGATGATGGGCGCATGACTATTCTGGAGTGTGTGGCACTCTATCCGTCTTTGGCGCATGTGTATGACCTTAATACTTTCCGTCACTACGATAGCTTTAATATTCCTTACGGGCTTAGCGATCACACTGTTAGTAATTCTGTGGCGCTTGCGGCACTTGGATTAGGGGCACGGGTATTTGAAAAGCATTTTGATGACATGGATTATGGTGATGCCACGCCAGATTCACCCGTGTCACTTAACTCTAGTGAAATGCGCGCCTACTGCGAATCCATCCATGAAGCCTATAGCGCGCTAGGCGACGGTGAGAAATCCAATCGGCACCAACACGATATGGCAAAAAGGTGGCGGCGCAGGCTCATTGCCACCAAAGACCTATTGGCCGGGGACGTTCTGCACCGAGGCCTTAATTTCGGGATTTACCGAAGCCTAGTGGACGACACACGCGGCGCACCGCCCGAAGCCATTGAGCATTTCGATGGTAAAGTTTTAAGTAAGCCAGTAAAAATGGGACATAGCCTTTGGTTGGATGATATTCGATGAGAGTTTTAGTGACCGGGCGGCGAATGGGGAAAACGACCAAAATGGTCGAAACCCTTAAGGCCAACCCAGATAAACGCTTATTAGTTTTTAATGAACACGAAAAACGGCGCTTGGTTTACGAATTCAAACTAAAGCCCGAGCAAATTGTTACTGTTGCCGACTTACAAAGCGATAGACGTCGAGGGGGAGGCGCCCGTGGGCCAATTCCCTTGGCGGTCGATAATGCCGAAATGATTCTTCAGGCCATGCTGCCAAGCGAATGGCGCATTGAAGAGTTGGCCATTACCGGCGAGCGCATTTCTTAAGCACCCCCTCTCAGCACCCCACCTTTGCACCAGGACCAATACGTGACTAACGCACGTCCGACCACGGCATTCACCTGGAAATCGAATTATTCCCAAAGCAAGAGGAATTCTTTGATGCGTGTAATCGCATCAATATTTTCTCAGGCGGTATTCAATCCTCAAAGACGACGACGGGCGCCCTACGCTTTGTCTATGAAGGCATTCTAAAGTTTCGCGCACCCACCGATAACTTTGTTGTCGCAGCCGATACGTACAAAACCCTAAGCCAAGCAACCGTTCCGACTTTCATGCGCTTTGCTAGGCAGTATGGTCGTTTTAACGAAGGCAAAGGGGAATTTAAAAGCAAGTGGGGCTCGACCGTTTACTTCCGCACGGGCACGCACCCGGATAGTGCCGAAGGTATTCAAAACGTCAGGCGTGTTTGGCTCGACGAAGGCGGTAAGGTTTCGCTCTATTTCTTTGAAAACTTAATGGGCCGTGCTGCACGCGTGGAAGCGCCCATTGATATCACGACCACCCCCTACGCTTTGAATTGGTTAGCCGCCCTAGCCAAAGCGCATAAGGCCGGCAAACGCCCAGATGTAAGTCTAGTTCACTGCAAATCCATCGAATCTCCCTACTTTTCTAAAGCCGAGTACGAGCGGCAAAAGGGATTACTGGATCCGCGTCGCTTTGCCATGAAATACGACGGCGAATTCGGCCAAATCGTGGGGCTGGTTTACGACCTAATCGATACCTGCCTGGTTAAGTCGCAACCATTACCTGAGGGCACGCGCTATTACGCGGGTATCGACTGGGGTTACGTGGACCCATTCTGCTTGGTAGTCCGTGCCGTAACGCCTAACGGCCAGCATTTTCGGGTGGCGGAGTACTACAAAAGCTATCTCACTATTAGCGACATCGTGAACGTCGTGAAAAGCTATCACGGCATTTACAAATTCTTAATGGTCTATTGCGATCCGTCTCAGCCTTCGGCGATTCAATCTTTGTGTCAGGCGGGAATTCCGGCGTTGGGAGCGCTGAACGATATTCGCGCAGGAATTGATTGCCATTACGAGCTCATGAAATCGGGAAGGTATTTTGTCTTTGAGGATCAAAACCCTCTTGGCTTGGATGAGTTCCACTCTTACCATTACCCCGAAGAGAAGGAACTGGCTTACGACGAAAGCCGCAAGCCTCGAGACATAATTCCTGTGGATAATCATTCCCACGGAATGGATGCAGAGCGCTACGTCAGTTATTCTCTGATGCAATATCAAGGCATCAAAGTCGCACCCAAAGCACCCCACGATTCAACTAAAGCCCCACTTGATTTAACCAAGAGGCTTGCGTGGCTGAAACGTGGTGGTAACGGTGGAAGTGCTTACGACTAATGGAGGTTCCCATCCTATACGCTTATGAATGCAATAACTGCGGCGAGAAAAGAGATATCGCCAAACCCTCTAGCGACTATAACAAGCCAGAGCATTGCGAAATCTGCCATTGCTTAATGACGCGGGAATTTGTGCCGCGCAAAATTCACCTGTTTGGGACGGCGGTTCAAGACAAGAAATTCCAGCCGGCCATTGGCAGGCCCGCAACCGATAGTGAAATGCGGCAGATAGCCAAAGAAAAAGGCTGGACCGAAATAGGCAATGAGAGGCAAGATAAATACATACGGCAACCTGAAACTGAGTTACCTGATTTGTCAGAGGATGATATAAAATCCCTTTCTGATAAACTGTAGTACGTTTTTGCACCCCGCCACTTCGCACCCCACTTAGCACTAGGAATAACTCTCATGCAGACACTTACTAGTGCCTATATCCGACGCATACCTTGCCGAACACCAAGCGCCGACCGAGCGCGCGCCCGGCTATAACCCGACGGACGAAGAGCAAAAGACGATTCGTCTAGCCGAGGGGCTATTCTCCGAAGCCAAAAGAGGCCGTCGTGCCCATGACATGAAGTGGGCCGAGAACTACAAAATGTATCGCGGTAAGCAATGGCCCACGAAACGGCCCAGCTACCGGCATTCGGAAGTCCTTAACTACATTTTCAGCGAAGTCCAAAACGTCATTGTCCTGCTAACCGATAACCGGCCCACGATTGAAATCCTACCCGAAGATCCCACCGACTATGACTTTGCTGAAATTATTAATCAGGTCATCAAATCCAAGTGGGATGCGAAAAACTATGCCGCAGTCCTTGCGGAAAACATCACGGACGCTTCCATTTTCGGCACTTCCGTGGGGCATGTCCCATACAAACCAGAGCTCGAGCAAGGGTTAGGGGATTTTAAGTACGAAAGTGAAGATCCATTCCACGTTTTCCCGGATCCTTGCGCTAAATCCGAAGTAAACGACGAGTACTGTGGCTATTTCATCCTTGCGCGTCCTGAATCGGTCAAAAAACTTAAAGAAAAATACCCGCACGTGGCCGATTTCCTGCGCAGTGACCTATCTGACCTATCGCAAGACTTAGAACGCGAAGGATTAGATGAAATTGCGTACAAATCGCCGTCGGATAATCGCGTTTTGACCGATAGCCAAATCCCCGGCGAGGCAAAGCCTAATCAGGCGCTAGAAATTTGCATTTATTTAAAGTCCAACGAGACGACCGAAGAAGAAATCGAAGGCGAGCTCGACGAATTAACGGGCCTAAAGAAAAAGCTCTACCAAACGAAAAAGAAGTATCCGAACGGTCGCAAAATCGTCGTTGTAAACGGCGTGCTTTGCGAGGATATCGAAAATCCTTACGAGGACGGCAAATTCCCGTTTGCGCGTTTAGTGGATTACGCTTTGCCGCGCCAATTCTGGGGCACGGGTGAAGTAGAACAACTCACCAGCCCCCAGCGCATCGTAAATAAGCTTATTTCCTATGTGCTCGACGTGCTTACCATCATGGGTAACCCCATTTGGATTGTCGATAACAACTCTGGAATCGATACCGATAACCTGACCAACCAACCGGGCCTGAAGGTAGAAAAAAATCCTGGTACCGAAGCCCGTCGCGAATCGGGTGTGGGCTTGCAGCCGTTTGTTTTGGAAACGCTGCAGTTCATGGCTAATAACGTTTTCCAAAAGCTTGCCCCTACTGGCGAAGTTTCTAAGGGCGTAGCACCTAGTGAAAACGCATCCGGCATTGCCATTGAGCAATTGCAAGAGGCGGCGCAAACCAAAATACGTGGCAAGGGCCGTAACGTTGAATTTTTCCTAAAAGATATTGGCGACCTTATGGTTAGCCGCATTCTGCAATTCTATACGGTGCCTAGAATCATTCGGCTTACGAGCAATGAGGAATCGTCGAAGTATTTCCGTTTCGTCATTAACGAGAACGTGGACGAATCAGGTGAAGTGCAAAAGTTTGCCGAGGTTTCCGACTTCCAAGAGCAAATTGACCCAATAACGGGTGAAACTCGTTATGTCGAAGGCATGCCGCGCCAAATCCCGCTGAAATCGCGCCTTGATGTGCGCGTGAATGTGAGCTCTAGCCTGCCCTTTGCCAAAGACGCGAAGTATGCGCGTGCCGAGAAACTCTTCGATAAGCAAATCATCGATACGGAAGAGTACTTAACGGAAATTGAATATCCCAATCGCGAAAAAGTTTTAAATCGCCTGCGCAAACAAGCGCAACAAATGGCGATGCAACCCCCAATGAGTGGAGATCCCAATGGAACAGCAAATGCCGCCCCAGTCCCAGGACCAATCCCAAGCCCAGCCGCTTGAGGAAATTAAAGCCAAGGTCGCCGCAGCCCTAGACGAACTGTCTCAGGCGCTTGGCGATAGCGACGAGGCGTTGAACGAGCAAGTGGAAATGCTCAAAGCTAGCTTGGGCGGTGGGGAAATCGAAGAAGAGCCCGCCGAATCGGGCAGCGTGTCCATGGAAGCCGGCGCTAAAAAAGTAAAACCCGTTTTGTAAGAGGATAAACGCCTTGGAATTGAATAACGACACAATCCCTCAAACGGCGGAAGAGGCCGAAGCGCTCATGAATTCTTGGGACGCGCCCGAGAGTGACACGCAGCCAGCGCAAGAGGGAACCGAAATTGCTCCGCCCGATGGCAATAAGCCTGTAGCGCCGCCTGCCGCGAATGCCGCCGAAGCAAAGCACGCGCTTAACTACAAGGGTAAGGAAGAGCAATACCCACTTTCAAAGATTATCGAGTTTGCACAACAGGGCCGTGACTACGCGCAAAAGATGCATGAGCTAAATCAGCGCAGCATCCAATTTGAGCAACAGTCTAAGGCTTTCCAAGCCGAGCAAGCCAAAACCGCGCAACGCCTGCAGCAATACGCGGAAATCGAGGCTTATCAGCAAAAAGATCCCTCTTGGTGGGATCACGTCGTGAAGTCCTACCAAGAGGCTAAAGGAAGCAATGCCCAGGCACCTTCCCAAGTCCAGTTACCGCCCGAAGTCGCTAACAAACTAGAAACGCTCGAGCAATTTGTGCAGCAACACACACAAAAAGCCGAGGACACGGAACTTGATAGCACTATCACGGGCTACAAAGACGAATTTAAACAATTCGACTGGAACACACCTGACGACAAAGGCCGGGATTTAGAGCGGCAGATTCTTGATCACGCAATTGAATTGGGTTTCACCAAACCGAGCCAGTTTCGCATTGCAGCCAATGACTATTTGTTCAAGCAACATGCGGAACGCTCGAAGATGAACGGCAAGGTGGAAGTGGCGAAACAGATCCAAAAAACCACAAAGCTGGGGCTTGGTCCTGTTACGTCGCAACCGTCAGCTAAATCCGGTTCCGCGTTAAAGAATCCAGCGGCTCTTTCCTATGACGAAATAGCGGCTCTGGCCATTAAAGAAAATGGCTTGAGCTAATAATTTAGGGGGAATGCCAAATGGCAGGACCGAATTCTAACTGGGATCAGGTATCGGCGATTACTGAAAAAATGTTTTTGCCGAAACTCGTCGACAATATCTTTAAATCCACGCCTCTTCTTTCGCGCATGCAAAAGAAGGTGGAACTAGCCTCGGGCGGCACGAAAGTCATGGTTCCTTTGAACTATGCGCAATCGTCTGCCGGTGGTTGGTATTCGGGTGCGGATACCCTGGACAACACGGACAACGAATCGATCACTTCCGCTGAATTTCAGTGGAAGCAGATTCACGAGCCGATTTCTATCACTCGTCGCGATGAATTGATCAACAGCGGCCAAGCCGCCAAGGTCAACTTCGTGAAGAGCAAGATGAAGATCGCCGAAAAGTCTATCCGCGATAAGGTTGCGGTGGCGTTGTGGAACGCGGGAACTACGACCAATGCTATTCTCGGCATCCGTTCGTTCCTGTCTGTGTCCAACAGCTATGGCAACATTTCGCAATCGGCTTACTCGTTCTGGCAGGCGAACATTGATTCGACGACCACGGCTACGTCTATCGGTGCCGTGCAAGCGCAATGGTCGGCCGCGTCTTTGAACGGGGAATCTCCGACGGTCATCCTGTCGGGCGATTCGCGTTACAACAACTATTACGGTTTGCTGCAGCCGCAACAGCGGTTCCAGGATACCGAAACCGCGAAGGGTGGCTTTACGGCGCTCATGTTCAACGGTGCGCCGTGGATCATGGATTCCAAAGCCCCGTCCACGCACATCGTCGGACTGAACGAGGATTACCTGCATTTCATCGTTCACAAAGACGAAAATTTCCGCATGGAACCTTTCGCCAAACCCATTAACCAAAACGTCCAAGTCGCGCATTTGTACGCGATGCTCTGCTTTGCTTCGGATAACAACCGGATGCATTTCGGATTAACCGCGCTTACGGCGTAAAGGAAAGGGACATCATGTATCACAGTGCAGATCCGGTATGTTTTGAATCAGTCTCCAACGTCACCGCAACGCCCAGTGTTCAACTTGGCGAAGAGCGGATGTATCTAGGGGAAAAATACGTATACGTGTTCGCCGCGAAGGAACTTCCGGTTGGATACGGTGCCGTGAAAACGGGAACGTCGGGCTTTACTTGCGTCGCGACGGGTTCCGTGTCGGGCGAATTCTGCGCGGGTTTTGTTAAGCACGCGGCGATTTCGTCGGGCTCTTACGGCTGGTTACTCACTAAGGGCGTTGTTGATGCCAAAAACGGTCGTGCCTCGACCGCGCCGGTCATCAACGAAGTCGCTTACCTCGGTGCCGATGGCGCCTTTGTGACGGACACCATGGTCGTTACGAGTGCTATCAACACCGGCCACCAAATCGGAAAGATCCTTTCCGCTGGTGCGTCGGGCGGAACGGGCGCGAGCCTCTCGCTCCTGTACGTCTCGGTTTACTAAAGTGATGTGCGGGCGGGGGATGTTTCATTACCCATGGGCGTCCCCCGCCCAATCTTAAAAAAGGAATAAAGAAGTAAAGTGATTCGCACGATAGACATAGACCTAGAATTCCAGCCTTACATTGTTCGTCCGCCCGTGGCGCCGTCCGCGTTATTTAAGCAAGCGACCGCAAGCGACGAAATCACGGTCAATACGTTCCGTGACGTGTGGATTGGTAACACGCAGAAAAACCACAAATCGCACGGGCCCTTTTCGGCTAATTCCATTGCGCAAATTTACGGCAAAGAGCGCAATCGGCCCGCAATCATCGTAGGAAGTGGGCCTAGCCTGAAATTGAACGTTGCAGAGCTAAAGGACACCAAAGGCATTTGCGTCATTTCGTGTCTGCACAACTATCATTATCTTGAGGACCAGGGCGTTAAGCCTGACTATTACGTTAACCTAGATGCGGGTGACGTAACGCTTGAAGAAATCAGTGAGGGTGGCACGAAATCGCCGGAAGAGTATTACGCATCCACAAAAGACAAAACGCTACTCACTTTTATCGGTGCATCCCCAAAGCTAATTGAAAAATGGCAGGGCAAAATCCTTTGGTTTAATGCGCCCATCCCGGATCGCGTCTGTGTAGATGAAATGAAAAAGGTGGAAGTGTTCCGCCATTACGTTTCAACGGGTGGGAATGTTTTGGGGGCGAGTTTCTATATCGCTAAAGCGATTTTAGGAGCTAACCCCATCGTTTTTGTCGGGGCTGATTTTTGCTTCGACTACAACAATAAGTTTCATCCGTGGGATTCCAAATACGATAAGTCCCTGGGCAATTACATGCGCGCAACCGATGTGTTCGGCATGCCCAGAAAGACGTGGCAATCCTACTATCAATTTAAATGCTGGTTTGATTCTAGGCTTTGCACGGTGCCCGGCCTTTACATCAATGCAACCGAAGGCGGCCTGTTAGGCGCTTACGACAATGGAAATATCCAACAGATTCGGCAAATGGCGTTGAGCGATGTGATTAAAGCCTATTCGCTTAGCGACGAATTGAAAGAGCAATTTCTGGGGGATGGCAGTGAACAACTTGAGGGTATGGAAGGTAAAATCCTCTTTTAAATAAAGGAATCAACAATGGCTTATACGTATTCGGTAATTAAACACAACGCGGGCGACACCAGAATGCACGTTATCGACGTCACGGCGGACGCTGCGGCGGGAGTAATCGTCACGGGCCTTTCTTACATCGAAGGCGTCTCGCTTGGTCCGGTCTCGTGCGCGACGAACGGGTTTTCGATTAAGCCCAACGCCGGAACGGCAAGTGCCGTTGCCAACGGCAGCATTCTTATCGGATCCGCCGCCGCTAACGACCGGTTCTTTCTCACCGTTTTCGGGCGAGGTTAATCATGTATCAAAAGGTTTACGACGCAACCATTGCAAGCTTTGCGACCTCTTCGAGTGAAGTAAATTTGAGTAAGGGTTGGAAGCGGCTATGGCTCGAAGTGCCGACGATGACCTCTAACTCCACGATGTATCTGCAGGCGGCTAATGCCGCGGCTGCCGACGGTGGGGTTTATCGTCGTATCGTGCATAAAGATGCGGCGTCGGCTGCGGCGAGCGTTGATTTTCAAACGCTTAGTAGCTGCACCGGCCGCATGATTGAGGTTCTGCCGGCGGCCGGCCTGCAGTATTTCAAGGTCGAATCGCAAGTCGTATTGAGCTCGACCGTTACGTTTAAGATTGTCGTCTCCGACGACGTGTAAGGGAGTGAAGTAAATGCCATTAGCTAAAGTATGGAATGACCACACCAAGGAATATAAGGAAAAATTCCGGGAAGACATGATTGTCATCCCGCCGAAAGGCTATGTGGAAATGGATCAATCGGAAGCGCGCATTTTCATGGGGCAGTTTGTCCCGATTAAGATGCTTGATTCCGGTGAGCCGCTAAATCCTAAGATGTTGCGCCTGGAAATCATCCAAGACAATAAGCCCGTGCCGGTGAAACTTGTCTGCCAAATGTGCAAGGAAGAATTCCAGACGGAAAAATCTCTAAAAATGCATAGCGAGCTAGAGCACGCGGAGGCCATGGTCGATGACGATGCAAGAAAAGAAGCCACAAGCCGAAGAAAGTAAACACGACGCCTGCGTGCTAAAGGGTAAGTGGTTTATCACCCTTTACGGCGCGCCTGGTGAAGTGAAAGAGGAAATCTCTGGCTACAATGTCATTACGACAAACGGCAAAGAGATGTTTGCTCAAATGCTGGCAAGCTGCGCGACGGGTGGAACGAATACGTTTCGCTACATCGCTATCGGCAGTGACGCGACGGCGGAAGCCGCGAGCAACACGGCGTTAGGTAGCGAATTAGCGCGTGCGGCTGGAACGGCAAGCTATGCAAGTGGTGCGATTTACCAGGTAACGGCTACATTTGCCTCGGGAACGGGGACGGGGAGCGTATATGAGTACGGATTACTTAACTCCACTACTGCCGGAACGATGTTAAGCCGGGACACGGAAACCCTAATCACCAAAGGGGCAAACGATACGTTGACCGTAACGTGTCAAATCACCTTGGCGTAAGATGGCGGACTACACTCAAACAGTTTCTAATAATTTAGAAATGTTTGGGGCTGGTGCGGCCTCTTATTTTGATAGGTACAACTGGGGTGAGTTTTATTGGGGTGACGGTACCGCCCCGATTATTGCGGTTATTACCCGCGTGATCGGCAATACGATTTCGGTAAGCGATTCGCTTACTGCGATTTATCTGCAGGATCAGGCAGGTTGGTATAGAAATTTTCCCGATAGAGTGACCAATGCGAATTCCAGGTACACACCGACCTGGACACAAGTCACACCTAATTCAAGTGTTGTTTAACATGGGGTTAAGTGATGACGCCTGCACAAATTCTTACAGCGGCACGGAATAACCTAAACTCTCTCAACGATACGTTTTGGTCCGATAGCGAGCTCTATAGCTCCCTCTACCGTGCAGAGCTACGACTTGCCCGCCGTGCCCAGACTATCGATAACGTGTACACGACGACGAGCGTTTCCGGCACCGCGCAATACATCAAACCCACGCGCGCGATTGAGATTTGGAAAGTAAAATACGACGGACGTCCGCTACAGCCCATCACTCAGCGCGAATACGATGCGATGAATCCCAATAGCGCGTCCTCGAGCGGAACGCCTGCTTATTTCATGTTTTACGATGAGGCGTTTTATCTCTATCCCACGCCGAACGATACAAAGACCATTGAGGTATTCACTTACGACGAGCCAAACGAAATTACGGCTACCTCAACGCTAGAAACACCTAGCGTCTATCACGATATTTTAGTGGATGGGCTTACGTTTTTCATGTGTCCCAAAGACTTAGGGCATCCCACAACGCTTTTGTGGAAAGATGCATGGGAAAAGGGTTTAGCCGAAGCGGAATCGTATTCGCGTAAACGCAAAAAAGGCACAAAGTTTGGGGTTGTAGCGTGTGAAGAGACGCTAAATACCTCGGAGTGGGGAATCATCTAAATGGCCGATAGGGGGCAATTCAGAGTTGTATATCCTGTCGAGGCGCTTGATGGCGGCCTTAACACGAAATACGACGCCGCGATTCTTGCGGATAATGAATCGCCCGATTGCTTGAATGTTACCTACGATAATTTAGGTGGCGTGCAAACCCGGCTTGGCATGAGCAAGCTTAATACGGCAACTGTCGGAACGTTCGTCGGAGACGGGTTATTTACTTACCGTCAAAACGATACGACCGAAAAGATGATTGGCGTTTGGAATGGGACGGCCTACCAGTTGGGCACGACCACTTTCGTCACTATCGGCAGTGCTCAAAGCGTGTGGACTGCCGGCACGCGCGTGGACGGGGTGACTTACCAAAACCTCTTTTTCATGTGTAACGGCGGGAGCGAGCCGTACAAGTACAACGGCACGGAATTCACGCGCCACGGAATCACGCAACCCAATAGCGGGCCCACGGCTGTATCGGGCACCGCAGGATCTAGCGGACCGGCTGCGGGGGATGTGAACTACAAAGTCGGATACATGAATTCGTACTCTGTAGAGGGTGACGTAAGTGCCGCGACGACGACGCTTACTGTTGCAAGTACTGCAACCGTGTCACTCACCAGTATTCCCGTAGCTCCCACAAGCTTCGGGGTTGCCGCACGCAGGCTCTACCGCAAAGACGCGAATACCGCAGGCGCGTACAAATTGGTTGCGACCATTAACGACAATACGACGACGACCTACACGGACCAAACGCTTGCTGCAAACCTAGGTGCTAGCGCGCCTGTCGATGCGGGCCGGCCTGGCTTTTGGAAATTCATTGTAAAGCACCAAGAGCGGCTTTTTTACGTTGAGCCAAGCGATCCGTCGGCATTGAAATACACCGAACTAGAAAATCCGTTCGTCTCAGAATCGACAAATCGAATCCCGGTTAGCGATGGCGATGGCGAAAACATTACGGGCTTAGCCGTTCACGCCAACATGGTAGTCGTGCATAAGGATTCTTCCGTTTGGCTCATTTACATGCCCACAACGGATCCGGCCGATTGGCTGCGCGTGCGCTCGAAATCAGAATTCGGTGCCGCAAGCCATTACGCGCAAGCCGACTACGAAGCCCTGCACATGTTTATCGCTAAACGCTATGGGCAAATCGTAGGCTTTGCGGCGTTAAGCGGTGACGACACGCAAGAAAACTCTGTCGATTTATCGGCCACAAGCATTCGGGCAAAAACGCAAAGCGATAGGATTGAGCCTGATATTTTCTCTTTCACGGCAGCCGGTATGGAGCGGGCGTGTGCGATTTCCTACAAAAACCGTCTGTGGTTTGCCGTGCCTTATTCGAGCTCCACGAATAACCGCGTGTATCAGTATTCCTATTTGCGTCGTGCCGAGGACAAAACCGGTGGCGCTTGGGTGCCGTTTACTTACCCCGTGGGCTTTAACGCCTTCACCGTTTACGGCGGCAACCTATACGCGCAAGGCCAATCCAACGGCTATGTGTATCGCCTAGATACCAACGGCTATAGCGATGACGGCACGGCGATTAACTCTTACGTCTGGCTAAAAGAGTTTTACGGTTACGACGAGCATTTAGAAAACTGGAAAGATTTCCGTTTCGCCAATTTCACGGTTGCTACCCTTGGCGCTTACTACATGGATTTCACGTTTAAGACCGATGCCGATAGCGGCGTGGGAACGACCAAGCGCATTGACCTAAATCCGGGCGGAAGCCTTTGGGGCACTATGGTTTGGGGAGTGGATTTATGGGGTGGGGGAACCACGCGCAAGAAAGTGACCATTCCTTTGGATGGCATTAGCGGCAAGCGGCTGCAGTTCAAGTTTTCCAATCAAAACACTTTGAATCAAGGATTCCACGTCTATCCGTTTGGATCCTTCAGTTATAACCGCAAGGGGCAAAGATAATGGCTAACCCGATGGCTTTACCGCAATACGATGCAATGAGACGGCGTGCGCAGGGGCAAATCTCCCAACAGCGCGGGCAGGGCGACGATGCTTTAAAGCGCCGCTTTGCTATGAACGGAATGAGCGGCAGTGGTGCTTTTCAAAAGGCCGCGCAAATTGCCGATGATTCCAATAACCGCCTGCAGGCAGAAACGATGCAGGATATCGATGCGCAAGAGGCGGGCGCGCTTTTGCAGCGGCAAGACGTGCAAGAGGGCCGGCAGTTCCAGACCGCCGAGCGCACGGGTGCGGAACGATTTGCCGCCGAAGAGGCCGCTAAAGGTCGCACATTCCAAACCGGCGAGCGGTTAGGTAGCCAGCAATTCCAAACTGGTGAGCGCATGGGCGGCCAAGATTGGCAGCAACGCCAGCTAGACTTCCAAAACAACATGGCGACCAAAGAATTCGATATGAATGAGTACAACAATTATTTGAATGCGCTAATCGCTATGAAAGATGCCGATTTCGATTTTGAAAACCTGGGGCAAACGCAAGGCTGGTTAACCAAGATGGGATACAAACTCCCTCAAGGCGGCAACGTCTTCACGCGGAGGGGCTAATGGAACTAAATCCTATTATTCGACGTAAACAGGGCTCGAGCGGTGGCGGTGGTTTGGGTGGGGTGCTGGGCACCATTTTAGGTGCGGCTGGCGGCTTCGCAATTGGTGGCCCGAGTGGTGCGCTACAGGGCGCGTCGCTTGGGAATACGGCTGGCAGTTTAGTGGGCGGGGTGGCAAAACCCGCCGAAGCGCCGCTCAACTCCACACAAGAGCCGGGCGGTTTTCTCGACAAAGCAAATTCCATTGGCGGAAGTGCATTGGGTTTTGCAAATACCGCAAGCAAACTTGGTAGCGGAACACCGCCGCCTAGTTACGGCCAATCGGCGGGCGGATACGGCGGGGCTAACTTGGGCGTTGATACAGATTTACCCGGCACCAACCCTCTTTTACGTCGCATGCGGAGGTTTTAGATGGCGCTCATTCCTATTACCAACCCGGGGCGTGTGCAAAAGCGCGATGCGTTGGATCGCGTAACGCAAGTTTTGCAATTGGCGGGTGCAGGGCTCGCGGTTCCAAATGCCTATTACGATCTCAAGGCGAAGCGCCGGGCAGATAGCGGCGAGCTTACTACCGCCGAAGCGGTTAAGGCCGGCATAAATCTGCTGCCCACACCCCCGCCGCCCGCGTCTCCGGGGTTAACCCCTCCACAGTCACTAGGCGAGCCCGTTGCCGCGCCGAAACCACCGCCGGAACTATCGCCCATGTCGCCCATGCGGGGCTCAAAAGTCACGGTCGATGGGCAAGAGCGGACCGCGTTAGGGCCCAACGCCATGGATGATTCTCGGAAAATCGCCGAATCGTATCGCAAAGAGTTTTTGGGAGTAATCCAGCCCACGATTGCTGCGGCCTCGGGTTACAAAAAAGTGCAGGCCGCGAAAAATAATCCCGCCGGTCATTTGGCGGCGACTTTCGGATTCATGAAAACCATCGATCCGGGTTCAACCGTGCGAGAGGGTGAGGTTGCCACCGTCACGAATGCGCGCGGGATTCCGGAAACGATTCGCAATATGTACAACTCTGTCGTCAACGGTAGCCGCTTAACTGAAGCGCAGCTGGCGCAGCTAAAGGCCGAGGCCGGCTCGCAATACCAAGCGCAAGTGGATTCTGTGCAGCCGGTTTATGCAGATTATGCCAAAAAAGCGGAGCGCATGGGGCTGGATCCGGCAGATGTGCTTTTCGATTTATCGACCTTGAGTGCGGGAGAGGCTGCCGCACCAGCCGCACCACCGGTAGAAAAACCCACTGGCCTTGTGCCGCCGCAGGCAAAGCCAAGAATGGCGGCGCCTAAACCGCCGGCTGCACCCGCAAGCGCGGGACTTCCGCCGGACAAAGCGAAACGTCTAGAAGAATTGCGGGCTAAAAAAGCCGCAGGGACACTAAAATAATGGCGCTCACGGAATCCGAAGAGTTAGAGCTATTAGAGCTAGAGGCGCAGGCGGCAAAGCCGTCGGGGCCCGTTGCTGCACTTAAAAGCGCCGGCAATGCGATTTTGGGTGGGGTAAACACGGTCGCCGAAGGCTATCGCAATAACATTGTGATTCCGTCTAGAAAGGCTGTTGGCCTGCCGGCGACGGGCGAGGATTTTTCAAAAAAGGTTGGTCTCGACGATAAAAACGCGCTCATTCCGCCGTGGGCTCAAAAAGCCCTAAAGGGTGGGCCAATGGGGCAAATCGCAAACGCCATTTACGGGGACGGTAAGACGCCCGCGCAAATCGGCGCCTACGGGTATGAACAGGTTGCGGATCCGGCCAACTTGCTTCCATTTGTCGGAAAGGCTGTTTCCTACGGCGCAAGGAAAATTGGCCCAATGGCCACCAAAATCGCATCAGCGCGCACGGGCATTCCGCAAAAAGCAATTTCCACTTACGCCGCTGATACCAAGGGCGTGGATAACATTATTGCCGCTCACGGCGGCGATATCACGTCAGCCGCCGAGGGGTTGCAAGCGGAAATGGACGCTGCGTTGAAGAGTGCGGCCAATCGCGAATCCACGCGAATTGGTAAGGCGCTCGAGATGGCGCCGCAAACGAAAAACGTCCCGACACGCGATGTAATCGAGGGCATTCAAGCCAACGTTCCTGGGCGGATGGGCATCGACGGCGATTTACCCATGGCCGCGCGTCTTAGCGGCGGGAAGAATTCTATCGGCGAGCTAGAAAACCTCACGGACGATCTCATTCGAGCGACCAAGGGCGGCGCCCCCGGCTCGATTGAAGACGTTCACGCGTTAAAGCAATCGCTGCAGGACATCGCTAAGGGGACTTACAACAAAGACGGCCGCACGTTTCAGGTGGGAGATCTTACTCAGCGATCCGCCAAGGCGGGCGGTGCTATCGCCAGAAAAGCTTTAGCGAGTAAAGCGCCCGAGGATTACGTTCGCGCCAACGCGGCGCTTGAAAAAATTCATCTTTTGGAAGAGCGGCTAAAAACAGCGGGGCAAGCAAGCATTCGCACGCCGGGGAAGCCGGTTGGCGGGATTATTTCTGCCGGTGCCGGCACTAACCCGCGCGTAAACGCTCTAATGCGTCGGATTGGGGACGTTACCGGCACTAACCCCGCGGCGAAGGCCGAAAAAATTGCGGCGGCGAGTGAATTCGCAAATCCCGGATTTACCGCAAAAGACGTAACCGGAAAAGGCACCGAAAGATTCCTAAAGGGCATTGTCGGCGGTGGCGTTGGTGGCGCAATTGCCGGCGCACCGGCCGGGCCCCTGGGGGCACTCATTGGTGCGGGCACCGGGGCCCTTGCATCGGCCGCGTTCTCGCCTGCCGCGTTGAAAAAGCTTATTCAAGCAAAAACGATCAGCGCGGATGCGATTAAGGCCATTGCGAAAGTGCCGGCCGCACAATTGGCTAATCCCGTAACGGATGCTGTCATATTAAAAGCGTTCAAAGAGATACAATCCGGCGGCGAAGGCGCTAAAATTTTGGAAGAGACATTGAAAAAAGCGGCTGAGCAACCGGCACCTAGGCCGAAAGAGACCGCCACGCGCCAAACTGATAGCATTCGACGGCGCGCTGACTGGAAGTAGTTTTAGCACCCCACCTTTTGCACCCCATTTAGCACCCCCACTAATCCGAGATTTCGGAGTGCAATATGGCCGCGCCTTCTTACACGCATACGCTAGCAAATAGCACCATAGCGACCGCGTCTTACGTCATGCAGAATTTTACCGATATCCTAAACGGGGTATCGGACGGCACGAAAGACCTCTACATAAACACGCTGCGCACGACGGGTGACGTCGCAATCGGCTCTTCGAGTGTAAACCTAGGCAGTGTCGGCGGTAGGTGGGTAACCATCATGGGCACGTCGTCTAGTGCGCCTGGTTTTATCGAAATGGCGACACCCTCGGTCACTACTCAGGCCGGCAACGATATGGGTGGCGTTAACTTTTTCAACGGCACGGTTCACGCAGGCGAATGGAATTGCACCAACTCCACTAACGGCGCATCCACCAACTACTACTGCCGGTTTCGTGCGACGACCGGAACAACTGCACTTTTTGATTTCTTCCGCATTGGCGGTGCCGGCTCTACTACGGCGTCCTATTGTCGCTCTGGCTATGCGGCGCGTGGCCTAGCATCGGCTACCACGCAAATCGTTTACGATGCATCGGGAACGGATAACGTCGCCGATGCGACTGGCGAGACGATTGGCGCAACGTTTTCTTCCGCCGCCACATCGCTTGCCGCGTCCTATCGCTCTAAGCCGTACACGGAAGCCGCAAGTTACACGACCACAACGCTCGTTCATTACTGGCAAGACCAAACGATTAACGGAACTGGCGCGACCATTACCCGTGAAATTACTCTTTGCTCCGAAGGTATTGGATCGGGCGGCACGATTAGCAATTTCGCGGTTGTAGCCGATAACCGTTCATTTACTGGTGGCTCTTGGTTTTTAAACCAATCCGGCACCAACCCCTCAACTCTTGGTGGCGCGCTTACGGTAAACGGGCAGCTTATCGCTAAGGGCACGGCCACGAATGATAGCGCCTCGGCCGGCTATATCGGTGAATACAAATCC